ATGGGCGGTTCTCAGATGCCACAGATGTGCGGTTCTCGTCCGGCTATGCCTCAAATGCCTTTGCCTATGGGCCGCAAGACAGGTGGCCGCGCCTATCCAATTGATACGGGTTCAGGTGGTGCCAATGCTCGATTGGAAAAAATAGAAGCCTACGGTCTCGAAACACCAAGAGGTCGTAATTCTGGTGGTCGTTTAAAAGAATTTTATGAACAGCATGATAAAATGATTCGAGATTATCCTCAAATTGCCGCTGCAAGGGATATGGGTACATCTCAAAAAACACCAAATCCGCATCCGCCCGGAACGGAAGAACACGCTGGTTGGCAACGTCGATATGACAATTATACTCCACCAAAATATAGTCCTATGCCAAGGACACAAAAAAATACTTTGGACATGATGTCGGATAGTGAACGAAGGGCCTACTATGAATCTCGTTAAATAATACTTTTCTCGGGTGTGTCTCCCATCCGATGAGAGGAGGGCCGGGCGCTTTTAACCCCTCTGGCGTCCGGTCCAGCCATTCAAGAGGGGTACTAACCAGAGGGGTCTGGAATGTTAACGAGTAAAGACCAGTTTGAAAAAGAACTGAAAAAACTAATATCTGAAGCCTATCAAACGGCACGGGACAACCTTGCGGGTGGTTCTGCTAATTCATACGACGAGTATAAAAAAGCAGTTGGCATGGTGCAGGGTTTAGCCCTAGCCCTTGAATTTATGGACGAAGCCAACAACATTTTAAGCAAAATGCGTTAAGGAATAAATAAATGCCTCCTATGAAGATGGAACACACAGTAGACCCATCAGTTGAAATTAAAGAAGCAATTGGTGATCTCAAAGACTTTCAACTTTTTAACAACCAAATCCTTGTTGGTATCTATATCCGTCCAACCAAAACCAAATCCGGCATCATTCTCACCGACAAAACCGTTGATGAAGACAAGTATCAAGGCAAAGTTGGCTTGGTATTAAAGGTTGGTCCTGTCGCTTTTAAAGATGAAAAAGGCGAATGGTTTAAGGATGTATCTATCAAAGAAGGCGATTGGGTTGTTTTCCGTCCATCCGATGGTTGGGCGTTAGCAGTAAACGGTGCTCCGTGCCGTATTTTGGAAGATTATACAATTCGTGCGCGTATTCAGTCGCCGGATTATGTTTGGTAAGGATTGACCATGAATAAAGATGATGAACCAGAACTCCAACTGGATTTAGAACCTCTTGAGAATGAGAAAAAACAAGACGACATCATTGTTGTAGAGGTAAAAGAGCCAGAAAAAGAACCATTTAACGGTCCTAAAAACGAATTAACCGTAGAAGATGGTATAAACGAACTAAAAACTCGTCTTGAAGAAGAACGCAAGGCTCGTGAAATTGCTGAACGTCGTGCCAATGAAGCAACGGAACGGTTTGCTGTTGCTCAAAACGATGTTAATGACACCAATTTACGTTTAATTGACAGTGCAATTGATACGGTTAAGCGAAATACGGACATTTTAAAGCAAAATCTTCGTGATGCTTTGTCTGTTGGTGATTATGATGCCGCTGCCGACATTCAATTAACGATGACAAAGGCGGAGTTGGATCTTCGTGACCTTGTAAGGGGCAAAATACAGGCAGAACAAGCAGCAAGAATACCTGTTCGTCCTGCTTATACACCTTCTGATCCCGTAGAAGCATTTGCATCACAGTTAACCCGCGAATCAGCGGAGTGGATTAGGGCGCATCCTGAATATGCCAAGGACGAAACGCTTAAAGCGGATATGATTGATGCCCATAACTCGGCCGTACGCCGCGGTATCAAAGCTGATACGCCTGAATACTTCCAATATGTTGAACGCAAGTTGGATATACAGCCAGCCCGTTTACGTGAACCGGAACAAAACGCCATGTCCGAGGCTTCTTCCCCTACCCAACGGCGTTCTGCACCTCCAGCGGCCCCAGTGTCTCGTTCTGGAAGTTCTGGAAGCACAAACCCTAATTCCAACGTTGTCAGGCTTACAGCAATTGAGCGGGAAACCGCCCGAGACCTTGGCATGACCGATCGTGAATACGCATTATCAAAACAAGCCCTTCTCCGTGAAGGTAAAATAGCAGGTTAGGAACAACCATGAGAAATATCGCTGAAGAAAAAAAAGAACGGCCCCCTATTCGGCCAACGGCTCGTCCAGAAACAAGCGAAGGTACTGATGTTGCATCAGAAAGTCCCCGTGAACGGGCGGCAAGACGTGCGGCAGAACTTCGTGGGCATAACAATGCCAATCTAGACGAAGGCGTAGACAAATTTGCTACCCCTACCCCACCGGATGGATGGTCTTATGAGTGGAAAATGAAGTCGGTTATGGGATGGGAAGACCCCTCGCACTACAACCGAATCACTATTGGCGGTTGGGAGCCTGTCGAATCATTTAGACACCCTGAAATGATGCCCAAGGGCTATGTGGGGTCTATCGAACGCGAAGGCATGGTCCTGTGCGAACGTCCTCTGGAAATTACCGAAGAACGCAAACACCGCGACTATCTTAATGCCCGTCAACAGGTCCAAATCAAGCAAGGCCAATTGGATCCAAAGGGTAAAGGCGGTCTTATTAGCCGCGAAGACGCTCAAATTGCTCCAAAGATTAAGAGCAGTTATGAGCCTATGCCAATACCAGATTGATTTGGGGGCTTCGGCCCCCTTTTCTTTTGGTTTTTTTTCTGTAATAATATGTTTCCTCTTCCCCCGGCGTGGAAGGGTTGATCTTTAACCTGTTTCTAAATCGCCCCGGCGCGCGATGATTGGAACTCTCTGAAAGGAGAACCCGTCATGGCGAACACTTTTGCGCCCTACGGATTTTTACAATATCAGGGTGGTGCAGGCGGAGCTCCAACGTTTGCACAATCCGCTCGTCGTATTGCCGCTGGTAATACAACCGCCATTTTCACTGGTGACCCAGTACAGCCTGTAACCTCAACCGCTAACGGCTACATCACGCAGGCAACTGCAGGTGGTACGGTTCAGCTTGCTGGTATCTTCGTTGGTTGCCGTTATCTCTCCACATCGCTCAACCGCGTTGTCTGGTCAAACTATTGGCCGGGTTCGGGTGCAACGGGCGACGTTGAGGCATATGTCATTGACGATCCTAACGCACGTTTTGTTGTCCAGACTTCGGGTTCTGGCTTCCCTGTAACGGGTACGGCTACCTCGCAGACTTCTGGTATCCAAGGTCAGCTTGTCACGTTTGCTTACTCTTCAACGGGTGCAACGTCTGGTAACGCCAACGGTGGTAACAACCTTAGCGGCCGTTCAACGGCTTATGTAAACGCTACGGCCACCACAAATACCTCGCCCTTCATCGTTGTCGATTATGCTGTTTCCCTCGGAAACGGTGGAGATCAAACCACTCAGTACTGCAACTTGATCGTTGGCTTCAATAACGAAGTCTGGCGTTCGAACTCTGCTGTCACTGGTATCTCGTAAGGAGTAGACTTCCATGGCTGTTAATCTCTCACAGATCCGTGACCTTCTCCTTCCCGGTCTCCGTGGCGTAGAAGGCAAGTACGAGATGATCCCATCTCAGTACGACAAGATTTTCACGAAGCATGAATCAAAGATGGCCCTCGAACGTACCGCTGAAATGCGTTACCTCGGTTTGGCCCAGTTAAAGACCGAAGGTGGTCAGACTGCATTTGATTCGGGCGCTGGTGAACGTTTTGTGTTTAACCAAGAGCATACGGAAATTGCACTCGGCTACGCAATCACCCGTAAAGCTATCGACGACAACCTCTACAAGACCCAGTTTACGCCTTCGAACCTCGGCCTGATTGAATCTTTCCAGCAGACCAAGGAAATCTACGGCGCGAACATCTTGAACACGGCACAGACCTATAATGCTGCAGTTGGCGGTGACGGTGTTGCACTTTGCTCCACTTCGCATCCGATCGACGGCAACACGGTAGCCAATACGCCAACGACCCAAGTTGACCTCAACGAAGCCACCTTGTTGAACGCAATGATTGCGATCCGCACGAACTTCCGCGATCAGGCTAACTTGAAGGTCTTCGCTCGTGGCCGCAAACTCATTGTTCCTCCGCAGTTAGAACCAGTTGCGATCCGTCTTCTCAAGACTGAATTGCGTCCGGGTACTGCAGATAACGATGTCAACGCGATCATTACCACTGCAGGCGGCTTGCCAGAAGGCTATATGGTCAACGACTTCTTGACCTCGTCTTATGCATGGTTCTTGCTCACGAACATTGATGGTCTTGCCTATATGGAACGCATTAAGTTCGAAACAGACATGCAAGTCGATTTCGTCACTGACAACTTGCTCGTCAAGGGCTATGAGCGTTACTCGTTCGGTTACTATAACTGGCGTTCGATTTACGGTTCATTCCCAACCTCGTAAGGAGAAGGCACCATGGCTGATACCGCATTCTCCGGTCCGTTGATTGTATTTGGGCAGAACCCAACGCAACCTTCGGATTACAATCCAGATCTAGGCTCCTCGCTGTTTTATGCGGGGGGCGGCATCCTTGATCCGCGCCAACCATTTACTTACCTTCCGGGTGAGTCGCAGGCAGCGCAGGATTTTGGATGGTATGGCTTCAGTGACATTGTTTCGTTCACTGGCGTTCCATACACCAACGCAGCGGCAGCCATTGTGGCTTCTGCAAACGCAACGAGTGCAACTCTTACGCTCGTTTCGACTAACTCCGCGACCACTGGCGTCTATTATTCGTCCACGTTTACGCGTTCGGATACAGGCGTTACGGATACGGTTCTTGCACTTGATGCTTATGCTTCAGTTACCGCTTCGGCAACGAACGGCGTTCTGACGGTTACGGCAAACAGTGGCATGCCAATCGGTCCGGGTATGGTTCTTCTCTCGTCATCTACGTCGGTAACGGGCGGAACCCTTGGTGCATCTTCTGGCGTCTATATCGGTTCTCAGATTACGACAACGGGAACTTCATCAACGGTTGGTAACGGACAAACTGGTACTTATCAGCTTAGTCAGAACGTGACTTTCACGTCTGGAACGGTCACTTTGGCTTATCCAAACGTGCAACAGTGCGCTATTCCAACAAACATCCAGACTCCTTCAATCTGGTTGTGGAATCCAATGGCTATGGTTGGCCGCGCAGTAAGTGTTACTGCGGCAGCAAGTGCTACTGCTACAACCGCAACTGTTAACGGCTACGATGTCTACGGATATCCAATGTCGGAAAACATTACGATTTCGGCAGGTAACGCTGTTAACGGTAAGAAAGCATTTAAGTACATTAAGAGCGTTGTTCTCAACGCAGCCGATGCGACCCATGCTTATTCCGTTGGTACAACCGCGATCGTTGGTCTCCCTGTTCGTTCGGACACGGCGGCTGAAGTTGTGGTAAACTCCGGTAACTCTCAAACTACTTTGGGCGTTAATACGGGTTTTGCTGCAAACGGGTTCTTACCTGCTGATCGTACTACACCGTCCGCCACAACGGGCGATGTCCGTGGCACGATTGATCTCGCGAATGCTTCGGGAGTCAATCTTACGCCGTCCACTGGCACGAACAAATACTCGTTCCGCCAGATTCCGCAAGCCTACAATGTTCAGTCTGCGACTGGCTTGTTTGGCCTCACCCAGTACTACAACTTCTAAGGAGTGTGAACCATGAAGGGTCACAAGGCACACCATCACGGTCATCATGAGCACAAGGGTGTAAAACACCAAGGTGTTCATCATCACCACCCTCGTGCAGAACACGCCAAGGGTGGAAAAGCGGAATCTCCAAAGCATGGCAAGAAAATCCATGACGAGGCTCCACACGAGGTTTACGAAGGTGCAGGTTCGCACGTCGTAAAAGAAGCTGAAAAGCGCAAGCACGGCGGCAAGGCCAAGCACCATGTTGATATGCATGGTCACAAAGGCCATCACCGCGCTGACCGCGCCCCACGCAAGTCGGGCGGTCGTGCAGGATCGAACATGCATCCGCTTTCTTCGGCTCATCATGGCACAGCCCCAAAAGGCCA